AACATGCCACAAGGAAAAGGAACTTACGGCTCAAAGGTCGGTCGTCCGTCCAAAAAGAAAAAAGCAGTGACACCTAAAAAAGATAAAATGTCTAAATTAAGAGCTATGAGGAAGAAATAATGGCTTATAAGAAAAAGGGTGGTGGCAAGAAATAAATGTGGACTCTAGTATTTATATGGCTATATAATGGCGAACCTGAAGTAAAGAAGGTTGGCGTATATCCTGACATGTATCAATGCTTTAAAGAGTTTGACAATCTATATCACGCTATGCTACCAGAAGAAAGATATGGCATTAGGATGACTTGTATACAAGGAGACACTAATGGGAAGAGCTAATCCAAAGATTTGGGAGGCTGCTAAAAAGACCGCTGTGTCTCGTATGGGTGGTCACTCAGCTAGAGCTATGCAGCTAGCAGCTAAGATATACAAAGAACGAGGCGGTAAATATACTGGCTCTAAAACTAAAGCGCAAAAGTCTATGACTAAGTGGACTAAGCAAGATTGGGGTACTAAAAGTGGCAAAAATAGCATCAGTGGTAAGAATGCTACTGGTGAGCGTTATCTGCCTAAAAGGGATCGTGAGAAACTTACCAAAGCACAGTATGCCGCCACAACAAGAAAAAAGCGAGCTGATCTTGCCAAAGGAAAGAAGACGTCTCAACAGCCCAAGAAGATCAAGAAAAAGTTAGGAAGGAAGAAGTAATGACTTTATTGTCTCATTTTCCTTTACCTAGTATGCCATTCAATACTCATGTCAATACTGTATTTGAATCAGCAGATAAAGACAGGTCTGCTAGAAATAACGAGGAAGAAATCAGAGAACCTAATAGAATTACCCCTGATACTCCTGTAGAAGATTTAAAGTTAGTCAATCAGAGATATGCGTATAATCCAAACCCAAACAAACTACGAACACCGACAGGTCAAATCGTAGATTTTATAGTCGCTTAAAGGCTTAGTATGATAAAGTTACATGAGAAACAGTCAGAAGTTATTAGAGATTTATTTGTTGAAGACAATTGTCGTTATGCAGTAGTTAATGCTAGCCGTGGCTTTGGTAAGTCTTATCTTGCAGCTACCGCCGCAATAATAGCAGTACAAGAACTGATGAATTTAGATGAGAGTGTGCCTAATAAAAATGTAGCACTCATTGCCCCCACTTACAGCCAAGCAGTAGATATTTATTATCCGTTGATAGCTTGGCAATTAGGGATGGAAGACTTTGCAGATAAAGCGTCTAAAGCTGCAGGTCAGTTTTGGTTTCCTAATAATGTACAGCTTAAGCTATGGTCTTATGAGGCGTCTCAAAGGATGCGCGGTACAGGTCAATATTTTATAGTAGCTGATGAGGTCACTTCTTGGAAAGGCGCAGGGATGAATCTCAAGGAATCTTGGGAATCGATTATACAACCTTGTGTTGCTACTAGGTGGTCACCTATGAATGCTAAAAAGTTTAATGCCAATTCTGGCAAAGCTTTGATAATTAGTACTCCTAGAGGTTATGATTATTTTTATGAAATGTACAATAGACAAGATTATGATAATGATTGGAAAAGTTATACTTATACGTACAAAGACTCTCCCTTCCTAGATGAAGAAGAAATTGATCGAATTAAACTTACACTTGATCCTTTAAAGTTTTCCAGAGAATATACTGCAAGCTTCGAAGATTCTGGTAGCAATGTGTTCTACACATTTAACCGTAAGGATCATATTGACAAAGACCTGCCTAAATTTAATGATAATGAAGATGTACACGTAGCAATTGACTTTAATGTTGGAATAATGGCTAGCGTTATTTTTGCTATTAGAGGTGGTCAAATACACATATTAGATGAAATGCAAGGTCATCCTGACACTGAATCTTTAGCAAAAGCATTAATTGATAAATACCAAGGGCATAAGATAATTAGTTATCCAGACCCTTCAGGAAGAGCTAGAAAAACTTCCGCTGCTGTAGGTGTTACAGATTTTCGTATATTAGAAACACACAGAATAGCTACTAGAGCTCATAGTAAAGCACCTCCTATAATTGATAGTGTAGCTGCTGTAAACAAAAAGTTTAAAAATGCTAATGGTGATATTGATATGTTAATTCACCCTAAGTGTGTAAACACAGTTAAGTCGATTGAAAGAACTCAATGGTTAGAATCAAATCCTGATTCAGCTACAATAGATAAAAAAGAAGGAATAGAACACTGGACAGATGCTTTACGGTATGCTGTTGAATATCTATATCCAATCCGTTCAGGATCAAAGGTTACAACAAGAGGTTTTGGATTTTAAAATGAAAAAATTATTTACAAATAAATTCGCTAAGATGGCCAAAAAAAGAACAGCTAAACAAAAAACTGCTCTTAAGAAAGCTCAAAAAGCTTCCGCAATGGCTAGAAAGAAAAAAGGTGGTTTTCTTGACAATCTCGCACGAGATCGCAACATTGCTAGAGCCGATATTAAAGTTGCAAGTTTGCAAAGAAAAATAGCTAAAAAGAAAAGAAAAACTAATAAGAGAGCTGCTGCACAATTTAAAGCTGCAGATAAGAGACTAGAAGAAGCCTCAACTCGATTTATGAAGTCTGGTAGTGATCTTGCTACTAGAAATATGTTGATTGGTGGTTTTACAAGTGCTGCACTATCTGCTCCTTCTACAAAAAGAGCAATGGGGAAAGCAAGTAAAGCAGTCTACAAGACTTCTAAAGCAACTGCAAAGGCGGCTTCTGCAGCTGGAGGTGTTACTTCTGATATTCTTAAAGCACAAATGACAGCAGCTTATAAGGTCGCTACATATTTATAAAGGAAATAAAAATGGCTAGAAGTCGTATTCTTGCACCTGACACTAATGACATTATTAGTGATTCTGGTGGTGTGCTATTTTCCCTAGTTAGAGGAGAACAGCTTGAATTTCCTGTTACTTTAAATTTTGTGGACGATGCTACCGCTAATACGGGTTATGATTTTGAAGCAGTAGTAGTAGAGGCTGCTAATAATACAAGTCATACAGGTAAAATTGTAGGTGAAGACTATGACAGGCCAACATCCATTGAACCTAGTGGTGTACAAAACACATTAGTAGTAAGAGTTCCTACTTATAGAGGAACATGGCAAGACGTTCAAGCTTACAACAGAGAAGAAATAGTATTACACAATACAGTGTATTATAGATTAACAGAAGGTGCAGGTAGAGTTAACTCAACAACTCCCGATCAAGATCCTCTTTGGGTAGTAACATTATTAAATAAGATTTATGTTCAATTTCCAGACACTCTTGCAAGCAATTACGCTGTACAACCAACAGTAAAATCTCCTATCTATGGCTTCTTTGAATTAAGAGTAACAGAACCAACAGATTCTATTTATAGTAGAACATGGAAACCAATTAGAGGTATGGTTGAATTTTTATTTAGCCCAACAGATATAGTACCTGACGTTTAAGAAGGAACGCTATTATGGCTGACAAAAAGACTACTTTTACAATTACATCACAAGATGTTTTAGGAAATAAACCTGTAAAACAAGAAATTACAACTAATGTAAATACTCCTACAGTTACAGTAGATAGGTCTGAACAAGATATAGCTTCTAAAACAGATAATATTATTTTAGAAGTAGACTTATCGGGTTTAGGTGAAAGTAGACAGCCAGATAGAACAAAGTTTATATTTCAACCAGATACTTATACTGTACCTGATTTTAGAATATCTTCAGTAGATAAAGCTAGTTTTGATATTTCTAGTGCTAAAGAATTAGTACAAAATATTAGTAATCTTGGGAAGTTTGAAATATTACAAACTCCTGAAAAAGTAGAAATAGTAACAGGCAAAAACTTTTTTGATGAAGTTGATCTTACAGAATTTGTAAAACAAACTATTGGAAAGATTGCTTTAGATACTTCTACTACTACAGAAATAGATGAAAAATTAATAGAGCCAGATAAGTTTGACGAAGTTGCAACTCCTGAGTTAGTAGAAAAGGTTTTATTTAAGTCTATATTTGATACTATAGGCGTAACAGATGACTTCTATGGCAGTGCAGACCCTGATGATGATCAGACAGCACACATTAGAGACGTTAATTTTGACACTAGTGGCATAACTGATTTTAGTTACAGAAATATATTTAAATCAATAGTTGATACCGTTAAAACGGTAGAAGACTTTGAAGCCGAAGACGGTACAACAAAAGATTTCGCTTCTATATTAGATATATTTGCAGCGCACATGTCAAGACCTAGAGAAGATACATCTTCAACAATCGACTTTGCAGTATTTAATACCAACTTAGGAAAACAAGACACTGCAACTACAAACGATATTCTTTCAACCGTGATCACATTCTTTAGAGATTATGTAGATACTGCTACTGCTGCAGATAGTGGCAGATTAAATTTACATAACTATGTAGCTGAAGAATATATGTTGGAAGATTACACTGGTACAAATTCATATTTTTAAAGGATCCTTAATATGATTAATGATAAACTAGCGATGAAAGGCAATGTTAAATTTGTCCTTTCGTCTCCTGATAAAAAAGATCAGGTAATAGAAATTAAAAACTTAGTCGTTGATACAGGCTTAGCTTACATTGCAAGCCGTATGAAAGACACAACCGATGCTGTAATGACGCACATGGCAATTGGGGCAGGAACCACTGCTGCTGCAGGTGCAGACACAGCATTAGGTAGTGAGCTAGCTCGCGTAGCTCTTACATCAACAACAATTGTTACTACAACAGTGGCAGATGACGCAATTCAATATGTTGCTACCTTCCTTCCTGGAACAGGGACAGGCGCAGTAACCGAAGCAGGTACATTTAACGATGCAACTGCAGGTACTATGCTTTGCCGTACAGTATTTCCTGTGATTAACAAAGGTCAGTATGATACTTTGACAGTTACTTGGAAAATTACTATTGAACCATAATAGGAGGTTATTATGACAGCTAGTCTTACATTAAGACAAGAAGGTAGTAGCCCCAAGGGAACTCCTCTTACTAATAAAGAGCTTGATGATAACTTTATTAATTTAAATACAGAATTGACAGCTGTAGACAACAGCATTGTTCCTACAGCACAAGCTGAAGCTCTTATTCTAGCAATAGCGTTAGGATAGTGCCATGTCAAGTTTTATTAATAGAGTAAGCAAAAACGTAGCTCATACTCCGCAACTTCTTTATACGACACCTGCAAATAGTAAATCCATTTTAATTGGTGCTAATATTGCCAATTTAACAGGTGCAACAATTGCCTTTCACATTTATATCACTAAAAGCGGAGTTGATTATTATATTGCAAAAGACCTTCGAATAGACGCTGGTGAGCATATTGAAATAATGAAAGGTAATAAGTTGGTGTTAGACAACAATGACACAATTACTGTTGCTGCTGTTATTTCTCAAGCTCAAACAACAGGGGTGGATGTGATATTATCAATTCTTAGCGAGGTAACATAATGGCTAAAGTAGGTGGATTTTATGAAGGCTCTGCTCTTTCAGATAAAACTTTTTATGGTTTTCATTTGAATGATCAAGGAGACTGCACAATAGATATTATAAATGATGGAACAACAGTTGTTAAAATTCCAGATCAAGATACTGAAATCTTAGACCCTGAAGCTTATAAGCATTGGTTCTGGAGTTCAGATAATATTGATTTTGAGTTTGATAATAGTAATGGTCATTTAATAATGAAAATGCTTTAAAGAAAGTGGAAATATGGCACAATTAATTGATTTAGGAAAACTACGTTTCCATTTTGCAGGTGAGTGGGCAAACGGAACAACGTATGAAAGAAATGATATCGTCAAGTATGGCGGTAATGTTTATGTATATACTCACACATTAAAAACAAGCGGTAATGTACCAACAGATACAGCTTATTGGGCTTTAATGGTAGAAGGCTTTAAGTTTGAAGGTGTATTTGATACAACTACTACTTATCAAGTTGGAGATGCTGTAAGCCACGGTGGTAAAGTTTATGTGTCTGTTTTAGGTAGCACAGGACAAACACCTCCTAATACTACTTACTGGTCACAATTTGTAGACGGTATTCAATATGAAGGTGTTTACAGTAATACAGCCGCTTATCAAAAGAACGACATGGTTACTTATGGTGGCTCTGTTTATATGGCTAAACAAGACACAACAGGAAATTTACCAACAGTAACAACTTATTGGGATCAATTTGTTGAAGGTATTTCTCCTGAAGGGGTCTATAACAATTCAACCGCGTATGTTCCAGGAGATCTTGTAGCTTACGGTCCAAACCTTTATCGTGCAATTGCTAATACAACAGGCAACTTGCCAACTGATACAGCTAATTGGGAAACATATGTCGCAGGTACTAAGTTTCAAGGTGCTTATGATAATGCTACTCAATACTATCTAAATGATATTGTCCTTTACGGAGCCAATGCTTATCGTGCTAAAAATGACGTATCAGCAACTTTACCGCCCTCAAGTACTTCCGATTGGGAACTTGTAATTGAAGGATTCAGCCATCAAGGGAATTGGTCAAGCTCAACCGCTTATCTAATTAATCAGGTTGTAACTTATGGTGGTTCTTTATATAAAGCACTTAGAGATAATAATGCTCAAAACCCTTCTACTCAAACCTCTGATTGGATTCGCTTAAACGGTGGCATTAACAACAGAGCAACATGGGCAACCACTACTGACTATGATACTGATGATGTTGTTTCTTATGGTGGTAATACTTTTATTGCTCTAGAACCTCACGCTTCAGGTTCTTTTGCTGCAGATTTGGCTGCTAATAAGTGGCAAAAATTTAGTTCTGGCGTAGATTACAAAGGTGGTTGGGCAACAGGATCTTATTACAAAGTAGATGATATTATTAAAGATGGTATTTCAAGCTATATTTGTTTAGTAGATCACCAAGCAGCAACTTTTGCAACAGATGTAGCAGCAGCTAAATGGGAATTCTTTGCAAGAGGTGCAACAGATGTGTTGCCGGTGGTTACTGCATCAGATACAGGTAGCTCTTTAACAGTTGCAGCAGACGGTATTAACTATGCGTGGATTGGTGCTACTAATTCAAATAACGTATACTACGTTGCCCCTCATGGTACGGATACTGTAGAGTCAGGTAAAGCAATGGCTACACCCTTTGCTTCTATTAAATATGCTTGTGCTACGGCTCCAACAAACTCAGTAATTTATGTTAAAAATGGTACTTATGAAGAACAGTTACCAATTGTTGTAAAAGATACTCAAGCAATTATTGGTGATTCTCAACGTAGTGTTATTGTTCAACCTGAAACTACAGCTGATAATGGCTTCGGTGCAGGTATATCAGATGATGGTACTACACCAAATAACCAATCTCAAATGTTTCAACTAAGCAATGGTTCTATACTTAAAGGTATGAGTTTTAACGGAATGACTGGTTGGACAGCAGCTGCATCACCGAATCAAGACAATATCGCATCGTCTACAGCAAAAGGTATTTGTGTTGCTCTTAACCCTAATAGCCCAGTAACAAGTAAATCACCTTACGTGATGGAGTGTTCTGCTATTGGTAGTGGTTGTATTGGTGCTTATGTAAATGGCAGTGCTCATTCAAGTGGTAATAAAAGTATGTTATTTCATGCTTATACTGTTATTGCGGATAATGGTGTTGGTTTTTGGATTGCTAACGGCGCTAAGGCAGAAGTTGTTTCTTGTTTTACTTATTACTGTTATTTTGGCTATGCAGCTGATCATGGTGCTCAGATACGTGCGCTTAACGGTAATAACTCTTATGGTACTTGGGGCGCAGTCTCAGTAGGCTTTGATCAAAATGAAACAGCATTAACAGGTGCAGTAAAGGGCTCAAGACTTCACGTTGATAATTTTCAAGTTGCTTCTTTTCAAGTAGGAGAAACAATAACAGGTGGCACTTCTAGTGCAACTGCTGTAGTTACTAACGTTCAACAATCTGCAGGTTATGTCTATGTAAAAGATGTAACTGGAACATTTCAAGTTAATGAACAGGTTACAGGCGGCACCTCTAGTGGAACTGCTGATGTTGATAGTAATGCCATTCAAGATCAAAGAGGCTTTGTTATTGTAGCAGATGGATTTGCTTCCACACCTGAACCTGGACGTAGTATCCAGTTTGCAGGTGACACTATTGCTTATGTTATTCAAAGTGTTTCTGGTACTTATGCGGATGCAACTAGTGAAATGACATTGGTTCTGGCGCAAGAGAAAACAACAGGTTCTGCTGATAATGTAGCTATTACAATACGTAAAGGCTTTTCACAAATCAGGCTAACAGGCCATGATTTCTTAAGCATTGGTACAGGTGGTTTTACTACAACTAACTATCCTGGAACTCCAACTCAAGCTGCTGCGCAAGGTAATGAAGTTCAAGAAAATTTCCCTGCTAGGGTTTACTATATTTCAACAGACCAAGATGGTAACTTCCGTGTAGGTGAATATTTTAGAATTGAACAGGCTACAGGTAAAGCAACACTTAACGCTAGTGCTTTTGATCTAGCAGGTCTAACTTCACTTAGGCTTGGATCTATTGGTGCTCAACTTGGTGAACAGATTAATGAGTTTTCTTCTGATGCAAGTTTATCAGGAAGTTCTAATACAGCAGTACCAACCGAAAATGCGGTTAAAATTTATGCAGATACTAAAGTGGCTAAATCAGGCGATACTATGTCTGGCGTTCTTGCAATGGGCGCTAATAAAATCACTGGCCTTGCTGCTCCAACTGATGCTAATGACGCGACTAATAAAACCTATGCAGATACTAAAGTAACCAAAGCAGGTGACTCCATGTCTGGTGATCTTGCTATGGGTTCTAATAAAGTTACAGGTCTTAGTGCGCCAACTGATGCTAATGATGCAACTACTAAGACTTATGTAGATACTGAAATAGTTGCAGGTGCTCAAAATCAAACTGTTACGATTGTTAGTGGGAATACAACTTTAACTTTAGGACAAGTATTTGCTGTAGATGGTGCTCATACAGTCACTCTCCCTGCCAGTGCAACAGCAGGCGATACAATTAAAATCATAGATGTTTCAGGGGCAGCAAGCACAGCAAACATTACCGTTGCACGAAACAGTAACAATATTGCAGGTTCAGCAAACGATCTTACTATAGACGTAAATAATGCTGGAGTAGAACTTGTATATATCAATTCAACTTATGGTTGGGGAGTATTATAATATGACATCACTTTCAACACTTTTCGGTGGTGGTAGCTCAGGAGGAGCCGATCCTTTGCAAGAAGGTCTACCTGTTGTCGCTCTTTATGGCGGCGATTTTAATCAAAATTGGGATGTTCGACTACACAAAGTTCACAGTGGAGAACTTGTAGGTTCTCCTTGGGCTGCAATCACTAACAGCACTGCAAGCTATGCTCATGGTCAGTCTCACATACAGATGTTTGGGTACAACGGGGATCACGGTAATTTATCCAACCAGTTCAGTTCTCAAGGCTATACTAATTATCAACACTTTACCCAAAGCTTATATCAAAACGATCACTACCCTTACGCTTTGTTTGGCAGTTGTTCTTCTGAAGGTCGTTTAGGTATGCATTCTTTTCATACCAGTGACTATTATGAAAAAGTTTATCGTAGAATTAATGTTATTTCTAAAAAAGGAAGACGTCCGCGTAGACAATTCAATATAGCTAATGGAGTGTTTACTGAAACTAACTTTAATAGTAATTACGGGCTTAAAAGTTCTGTAGATTTAAGTAGTACTTATTTTACCCCACAAGGCTTGCCAACTTCAAGCAGTCAAAATTATGGATCGGCGTGTTATAATCAAAATACTAAGACTTTAGCCGTATACTATTCAAGTAGCAACAGCACGAATACTGGGCGAGTTTATATGTTCCGTAGTACTTTAGACTTAATGGATGAAGCTACTTGCCCAACTACTAAAGATTTTTGTGATGCTGCTACTATTAACTACATTACAACTGGAAATGTTAGTAATTG